ATCTGCAGCAGAACAGGGTACTAGTAATTTAAAAAATTTATTACTAACTAGAATTGGCGAACGTGTTCATCAACCAACATATGGAACTAGATTGCTTGATATAATTTTTGAACCAAGCAATGATGAAATTAAACAAGATGTTGTTGATGCAATTACAGGACCTGTTAATTTTTGGTTGTCATATATAGCTATTAATGAAATCGATGTAGTTACTCATCTAGATGATCCATCGATTGAATATCAATTACGAATAACTATCAATTTTACCGTAAATAATATTACTGTTAATCCAATTATTATTTTTGCAGGAGAGAACGGTCAATTGATTGTTGAATAAGGGAGAATATGCAAGTCAAAAAAGATGTATCATATATTAATAAGGATTTTAGTTCATTTCGTAAAAACTTAATTGATTTTACGAAACAATACTTTCCTACAACATATACTGATTTCAATGAATCATCGCCAGGAATGCTGTTTATGGAGATGGCATCGTATGTAGGCGATGTATTATCATATTATGCAGATAGCAATTTAAAAGAATCATTATTAGAACAAGCATCGGAACGAGGTAGTGTTTATGATATTGCAAAAACTTTAGGATATAATCCAAAGAATGTTGTTCCTGCATATGTTATATTAGATGTATATCAATTATTACCAGCAACAGGTTCGGGTGCAAATGTAGCACCAGATTACAATTTTGCATTATCTATTAAACCAGGAATGCGAATCAAACAAAATAATGGTAATTCTACATTTAGAACATTGGATTCAATTGATTTCGGATATTCATCATCGATTGATTCGACCGAAGTAACTGTATATCAAACTGATACTTTAAATAATAGGCCTACTTACTATCTTTTAAAGAAACAAACAAAAGCTGTATCAGGTGATGTTAAAACATCTACGTATACATTTACTACTCCAGTGCCATATGACAAAATTGTTTTACCTGATACTAATATTATAGAGATAATTTCAATTGAAGAATCAGATGGTGATAATTGGCTTGAAGTTCCATATTTAGCACAAGATACACTTTTTGAATCAGTACCAAATTTAGCAGAAAATGATCCGGACTTAGCATCATATCGCTCATCATCGCCTAGCTTGTTAAAATTAAAGAAAACGGCAAAACGTTTCATAACAAGATTGCGTAGTGATAATAAATTGGAAATACAATTCGGAGCAGGTATATCTGATAATAATGACGAAGAAATTATTCCAAATCCAGATAATGTAGGAAATGGATTATCTGGAGTTCGTAGAGCAGTTAATATTGATATTGACCCATCAAATTTTTTATATACTAGAGCATATGGACAAGCACCATCAAATACATCGTTAACGGTAACTTATACAATTGGTAATGGCGTATCTGATAATGTTCCAGCATCGGTATTAACCAATGTTAATTATATTGAATTCGATGATGATATTAATTCTACAAATGGAACTCCAGCAACGAATTTTATTAAATCTACAGTAACCGTTAATAATCCAACACCAGCTGTTGGAGCTAAGTCTGCAGATTCATTGCAAGATATTAAAAATGCAGCGTTAGCTAATTTTGCAACTCAGAATCGTTTAGTTACCAGAGAAGATTACATTGTTCGTTCATATTCAATGCCATCCAAATTTGGTAGTGTTTCGAAAGCATATATTGTTCCAGATGATCAACTTATACAGTCAGATTATCAAGGAACACGTGTTCCTAATCCATTAGCAATGAACATGTATGTTTTAGGGTTCAACGAAAATAAACAATTGGTTGCATTGAATGATGCTATAAAACAAAATTTAAAAACATATTTAGATTATTATCGAATTCTTACAGACGCTATTAATATTAAAGATGCATTCATTATTAATATTGGAATACAATTTGAGATTATTGTTCTTTCAAATTATAATAGCAATGAAGTTTTATTGAAATGTATCAATGAACTTAAAAAATATTTTGATGTTGATAGATGGCAAATCAATCAACCAGTAGTTAAATCAGAGATTACTAATACTATAGCAAATATAGTAGGAGTACAATCGGTAGTTAATGTTGTATTTAATAATTTATATGATACTTCATTGAATTATTCCGGAAATGTTTATGACTTACCGACTGCAACACGTAACGGAGTAATTTATCCTTCATTAGATCCTAGTATTTTTGAAGTTAAATTTCCAAATCAAGATATTAGAGGTCGCGTAGTAAATTATTAAGGAAATAAATGTTTAGAATATTTTATGCAAATAAAGATACAACGTTGTATGAAGCGTATCCGGATTATAATACTGGATTAGATGAAATATTAGAAATTGGAAAACGTACTGGCACCGATGGCTCGACGTTATTGAAATCTAGAGCGATTGTTAAATTTGATATGTCTGAAATATCGGCATCATTATCTACATACGGAAAATTAGTAACTGATTGTAAATTCACATTGCAATTATATACATCTCATGCAAAAAATCTTCCATCTGATTATTCTGTGTTTGCAAAAATGCTAGGACAGGATTGGATTAACGGCACTGGATTTTTGTCAGCTTTAACAACTGACGGTGCCAATTGGTCAGGATCGATGTCAGGATCAGCTTGGATATCGGGTAGCCAACAACAACAGATTGGTACAAGTAACTTGTATATATCTGGATCTGGATCAGGCGGCAATTATTTATATCATTCTGGATCAAGCACACCACCCGTATTAACTACATCAGAATCATTTTCATATCGAACAACTGATATCAACATCGACGTAACCAAACAAATAAGAATTTGGTTGAGTGGTAGCAATAATAATACAATTCCAAATTATGGCTTCTTGATACAATTATCTGACACAGATGAAGTAAATAATAACGTAACCGGTTATATTAGATATTTTAGTCGAGAAACTCATACCATATATGTTCCTAAGTTAACGATGTATTGGGATAACAGTGCTTTTACGACGGGATCAATGTCTGCGGTTAATCTAGAGTCATATGCAATTTATACCAACGTTAAACCGGCTTATAAAGACACTGAGATTTCTAAAATAAGAATATATTCGCGTGATAAATATCCTAGAAAATCTCCAACGAATTTATTTCCTATAGAAACAGTTAACTATTTACCAACAACTACATGTTATTCGATTTTAGATGCCGCAACAGATGAAGTCATAATTCCGTATGACAATATTTATACTAAAATAAGTTGCGATAGCACAAGTAATTATATTTACATTGATATGAATGGTTTTATGCCGGAACGCTATTATCGTTTACAATTAAAAATAGTAGATGGATTTACTGAGCAATATGTCGATGATCAAATATATTTTAAAGTAGTTAGATAATGGCAGATAGTGTTTCACTTCAACAAAATGCAAAGTATGATCAAAACGGAATAACTGTACTGTCAAATAATACATCTGTTAATGAACGTGATGCAAATGGTAATATCATTGTACATACTACATCATCATTGTTAATAATTGAAGCAATCACTACTAATTATTTAACAGAATCTATACTACCATTAATAGATACGCAATTTAATTATTTCAAATTTCCAGCACGTACTGCAGTTGTTGATGAGACAGCTGATTTGGATTTAGATTTGGATTTGAATTTTACGATACCGGATATAACAATACCAGGATCTACAGGCGCCACAGCAACGCCACCTCTTCCATCAGAATATAAACCATCTGCAAATCAGAGAGTTCCATTAGGTAGTTGGGGCAATCCTTCAGTAATAGATTTTTCTACTGTTATAGACGGTCCGGCTCAAACTCAACCTAATAGTTTAGTAGTTACACAGGAACTTATAGATCAATTAGACGCACTAGCTACAAACACAGCAACGCCAGTAATAAAAGTAACTGGTGTCATACAAACTAGATATAATTCAAATAAGAATTCAGCTATTGGGTTTTCTTTAGGTTTAGCAAATTCTGTGATAAGATATGTAATGACTGCACCAGCAGCAAATTTAAAAAATTCTGGGAATGATATTATAAAAGCAACAAAAGATGATGTTTATACAACATCTATTGATTCAACAATACTAATAAGTGAAATCTACGTAGGCCAAGAATTACAAATTCTAGGTTGGGCTGATGAAAGTTCAGATAATAGAAATCATGAAATTTCAGCAAATGATAGTTTTATAAAATTTGAAGTAGGATTTTTATAATAAATGTTAACACAATATAAAAATATCAAACAAATTGATGCTTCTAGAAATTCAATTTCTGGACAAAGACTTACTGAACAACAACTTGATTTAGTTTCATATCCAACATTTACAGAAAAATATCCAATTGTTAATACAATTATAGAAAATGCTGGAGATGCTAGATTAGAATTACATGTTTATTCGGGAGATTCTTGGATCACCGGTAATCATAAAGTTCAACAACGAACTAAGATACCTAAATTTACTAATAAGATTACTAATAAGCTTATTAATCTTAATAACCCATTAGCAATAGATTTACGTAACGAATTTGATAGTTTAAAAGTTTCTGCAGGTACATTTCGCATAGTTATTAACTTCTTTAAAAATTTAATCGGAAGTTATGAACAACAACATCTTTGTATTGATGAAATTTCCACTGATCGAACTGAAATACGTTTACGTGCAATTGATGGTAATAATCTAGCATATTTACAAGAAATTACTGACTTTGTTCAAACAGTAGATCAAACATCGACGATTGATCAAAGATATGAACAAGTTAGTTCAGAGAAAACGTTAGAACCGATTTATAATATTATCGAAACTCCGTCGCTATTTAAAACATATTTGTTAAATTTTAGTAGAAATCAAAATTTTCAATTTGTTAATAGCGTAGTAGTCGGCGATTATTTGTATGTAAAACTACAAAATCCATTACCAATTGAATTTGATATAAACTTTAAATGTTGGATTGTAGAAGAATTAAAAGATTCGTACATCGACAATGTTTTTATTGAAAATGAACAATCTATAATTTCATTTAATAAATTAGCAAGTCCTAATTGGCAAGCAAATTATTCATACGACACGTCAACTGATACTGGATTAAAAAGTTGGACTGATTTACTAGGATCTTCAACCCAAACATCGCAGCAAATTGTCGATGCATATTTTTCAGGTAGTTTATCTGGAATACAATTAAACATTGATTATTCAGATTTCAACAACTTTATATTCTATAGTTCAGCAACTGAACGTTTAGAAAATTTCAAATACAAATTACAATTATTAGAAGTATATACTTCACAAAGTATTG